TGTTGGTGATGACCAAGGCCAAGAAACTTTTTATAATAATTTTTACTGTCGTTCCAAAGAAAGGTTTGTATTATTATTTTGCGTTAGGATTAGCGGCTGGAATAGCGAAGAGCGATAAATATTCTTTAGTTTGTACAAGATGTGGTGAGGCTTATGATGGAAAAGAACCTCTACTAAATTGGGATAAAAAGCACGAACATAAAAAATGACTAACCAAAAGGAGTTAAAAAATGACTGAAATAACACTTAAAACGATAGAGGGAGTGGTGATGTTGAGATGAAAAAAATAGACAACAATATACAATCGGCTATCATTAGAGAAAGCAAGTTTATTTTTGAACTTAATCTTTCTGTTGTTGAGAAGCTAAGGCTTTTATTAAAGCAAGTTTATTTTTGAACTTAATCTTTCTGTTGTTGAGAAGCTAAGGCTTTTATTGCTCATGAATCGGATGCTTGCTTTTGATTCTAGTCTATTAGCGGTTTTACACGGTTCTACGGCGGTTACTAAGAAAGGAAACACAATACTTTTCGGTGATGGAATAGATTGTAAGGGAAAAACAATGACAGCACTGGCAGTAGCAAAAGATTCTGGCAAGTTTTTGGTTGATGAATGTTCAATTTACAATGAAGCAACGGGAAGTATTTACGGTAATCCCTATTATCCTTTGCTAATTCGTGCTGATGTTGGCGACTTAATGAAAAAAGAATATGGGATTAGGTTAAAATCTAAGAAGAATATTTTAATCTTACCTAGTAAACTTGGATTTGATGTGCCGGAGTTAGGCAAAATAAAAGCGATTATTTCTCCACATATTGATACCGAGTTGAAGGAGTCTAATTTAAAAGAAGAAACAAGGCAGAAAATAAAATTTTACAAGGTTGCCCTAACTGCCAACGCTCATAATATGAAACTGCTTGATAGTTCACTTGACCATGTTCAGGTAGATGGCGATAAAAACAATAAGAACCGAGGGGAGATAATCGATAGGGTGATTGGAGCGTTTGTTCCAAATGGTTTGTTGGAAATTCCCTATTATGATGCCTACTTGAAAAAATCAACAGATATTATTAGTCTTTTAAAAAAGGAGGGATTATGAAAAGAGAAGAAAAAACAGCTGGTGGAATTGTTTTTGACGAGAGATTTGAACAAGTTTATCTAATTTACAAAAAAGAAAGAGATGAATGGCTGTTGCCAAAAGGTCATATTAAAGAAGGGGAAAGTGTTGCTGGAGCGGCCAAAAGAGAAGTCTTAGAAGAAACAGGATTAAGTAACGTTGTCGTTATTGGGCTTTCTCCTTGTGCAACTAATGTTTTTAACTTGAAGAACGGCAATGTAAAGATAGTGAGCTTTTTTGTAATGGTTGCCAGTGAGAAAAAAACAAAAGAAAACAAATTCAAAAAAGATGAAGGATTATCAGGTAAATGGTTCTTCGTTGAAGAGGCTATAAGGAAGGCAAAGTATGATGACATCAGACAGGCAATTAAAAATGCTTATGAAAAAACAAGCCGTTTTAGAAAAACTAGCTAAGATAGGAGAATCGGTATTTGGGAGCCACTTTGTTGATGTTGGCGTCGGAGGTTCGTGTATCGGTGATATTGATGTTATTCTTATCGTCAGCAAATTTAGTCCTAGCTTATCGAAAGTTTTTGTGAATAAGGCAAAAAAGCAAATGGATAAATCAGTTAGTGTTGTGCTGATGACAAAGATGATGTTTCATCGTCAAAACTTTTGGTGTGATAAATTCATTACAATGGCTCTCAAGGGAATAAACTTTTTCAACCGAGGCTATTTTAATATTGATATTGATACTGCGAAAAGATTAGCGAAACCGCTAATACCGGAGGCAACCTACCGTCTTTATCGTGCTTATCTTGATGGGAAAATAGATGAAGACAGGTTAATTGATTTATTATTACAGTATTTAGTTTTATGTCAGTAGAAAGAGGGTTTTTTTTGGTTAAGCCAGACACAATGTTAAACGGTGGGTGTCAAGAAGCAGAGGAAAAGATAAAAAATGAAGGGTTAAACGTTGTTGATCGAGAAATGAAAAGGTTAACGGCTGAACAAGTAAGGCGTTTATATCCGGAAAGAGTAAACAGTCGATGGGGGGAATGTTTACTAGACTATATGACAGCTGGTGATTGTATTGGAATAGTCGTTGAAGGCGAGGATTGTTCTAAAAGATTGAAAAAGATTAAGGGTAAAACTTGGGGTGAAGGTTTGAGGGGCAAGTATTCTGATAATTTTATACATAATAGTTTCCACTCCTCTGATAATCAAGAAGAGGCAAAGAAAGAGATTAATGTTTTTTTTAAAACCGAAAATGCCTAAACTAAAATTCAAGCTCTCACTTTGTCCGACCACCAATCACCAATACGCTATTACTTGTCAGGGGGGAAGGGCGAGAAAATATTTAACCCCTAATGCTGTGGCGTGGAAGCAAGAGGCTGGTTGGATCTTTAAAGGTTCTAAGGATTGTCCAGTCGAGCCGTGGGGGTGTGATGTGAGAGTCACGGTTCACTTTTATTTAAAAAGGGATAGGGATATTGACAGTTGTAAATTATTGTTCGATTCAATGGAGGGGATTGTTTTGAAGAATGATAAGCAGGTTGTAGAAACACACAAGGTTAAGGAACACACGAAAGGAGAGCCTTATTTGACGATAGAGGTGGAGGAGGTAACAAAATGAGAAAAATAAAAACGCTTTTTATTAGAGATTTTAATAATAATGGGAGAATTACTAAAAAGTATGCTCTTAAACCAGATGAAAAGTGGATTGCTACTGAAAAAATGGATGGAACTAATGTCCGACTGACGGTTAGAAACCACCAGTTGGCAAGATTAGAAAAGAGAAGAAATCCTACGAAATTACAAAAAGCTAAAGGAATGATTGATCCGTGGTATATTGACGCCAATGAATTTGGTCCAGAGGATAAACATATTTGGGAAGCGGCAAGGAATACCGGCTTAGCTGATGTTCCTGATGGTGAGTGGTCAGGTGAGGCAATAGGCCCAAAAATTCAAGGGAATGAATTAAGGTTGGAGAAAAAGACTGTTTTTTTGTTTTCTGTTCCCCAGAGGAGAAGTTACCTTTTATTTGACGATGTGCCATTAACTTATGATGAGTTAAAGAAATGGCTACCAAAACAAAAATCAAAAATAGGGAATGATTGTAGAATTGAGGGGATAGTTTGGTGGTTTGATGGAGAACCTGTCGCAAAAATTAAAACAAAAGACTTTTAAGTAGGGGGAGGTGAAGTAAAATTTCAGCCAACAACGAAGTTATTATCAATCGAACAACCTTTAAGGTCTATATTAACCCTTGTATTGACAACGATTATAAAGAGTTAATTGGCAAGGGAAAAGATTTAGAAGAAGCGGTCGATATAGCCGAGAAGTTTATTAAAGAGGAGTTAGGAAATGGACTGTATTTAGAGTATGGGATAAGATTCGTTTAAGGAGGCGAAAAATAAAATGAAGAATAAGGTTTGTAAATGTCCAGTGAAAGATGCCTGGTATTATGATTTGGGCGTTTTTAAATGTCAGTATTGTGATGGGGTTTTAACAGATTTGGCAAAAGTAAAAGCAATAATTGATTACAATACTCCAACAAATTTAAGTAATAGAGATAAAAGAATTTTGGAACGAGTAAAAGAACACAAGAGGTTTTTGGATAAGCTAAAGATTGGAAAAAAGTATTACAAGAACGAGCCGAAGTTTTACATTGGGGAAGAATGTTTGAAAAAACTAAAGGGGGTGAAATAATATGCGACAAAATCCAATAATTGACGAAGAACCATCCGAACTATCAAATGATCACGAAAAGAATCTTACTTGTATGATGACAGGTCATCTTTGGGTTAAAATATTTGACCGACCTGGGTGGATTGTTTGTGTAAGGTGCGAAGAGGAAAGAAAAATAGATATGACACCGACTAAGGGGGGTGAAAAAAGATGAATGAAATGATAGGCGAAGTTAAATCCGACAAGACTAGCAAGGCAATTCCCCCACCGCACAAAACACGAAGCAGGGGAGAGCAGGGGAGAGGTAGAGTAGTAAAATAAAAGTATGAAGAAAAAGAGAAAAATAGATAGCCTCCATTTGTGGAAAGATAATCCCCGCACAATCAACAATAAAAACTTTGGGAGATTAAAGAAACAAATTCAAGAGCTGGGAGAGTATAAGCCCCTGATTATTACTGAAGATGGCACAGTGATTGGGGGAAATATGCGTCTCAGGGCTTATCGGGAACTGGGGTTTAAGGAGTGTTGGGTTTCAGTAGTGAAGGCGGAGACAGAAGCAGAGAAGCTAAAGTATGCTTTATCAGACAACGATCAAGTGGGAGAATATCAAAGAGACGATTTGGCGAACCTTGTTGGCAATCTGCCGGATATTGATTTGAGTGGTTATAGTGTGAACTTGGGTAAAAGCACACCGATAGAGGATCTGATGCCTCAGATAGAAGAGGATGAACCGCCAGAGGTAGAGGAAGGAGAGCCGGAGAGCAAACTGGGGGAGGTGTATCAGTTGGGACGGCATAGGCTAATGTGCGGGGATGCGACTAAGGTTGAGGATGTGGAGAAGCTGATGGATGGGAAAAGGGCGGATATGGTATTTACTGACCCGCCGTATGGGCTAGGTGGTTATGGTGGAAGGAACAATATGGAACTCAAGGGAGATGATGTGGATGTCCAGCAATTTTATGATGCAGTGCCGACAGATATAGAAGAGCGTTATGTTTGGGGCAACGCTTATAACATGCTTAATCTAAAGGAAAGGCCGAGAGATGTGATAGTTTGGGTAAAAAATAATTTTGGAATGGGTAGGGGATATAGGGGGCAATATGAGTTATGTTTTTATTGGGGAGATTTTGATAAAAGTGATAGCGATGTGTGGCAGGTAGACAAAGATGTGTCATATGAGCATCCCACTCAAAAACCGGTAGCATTGGCGGAACGAGCAATTAAGAATAGTAGCAAGCGAGATGATATAGTATTAGACCTATTCGGTGGCTCAGGCTCAACGCTCATCGCTTGTGAGCAAACCAACAGGATTTGTTATATGATGGAGCTAGACCCAAAATATTGTGATGTAATAAGGAAACGATATGAAAACTACAAAAGCAGTCACTAAACATAAAGTGGGAGCGCCGACCGTTATCACTCCTGAGGTAGAAAAAAAGCTGGAGAGCATATTAAAAATAGGGGGAACGATAGCGGAGGCGACCAGCTATGCAGGAATAGGGGAGCGGACATACTATGATAGACAAAAAGCAAGTGAAGAGTTTTCGCAGAAAATGGCAGCAGCCAAACATTATGCTGATGTTGCTGCTAAAAATGTCGTTGTTCGGGCGATAACAGAGGATAAGGACTTAATCACTGCTAAGTGGTGGTTGGAAAGGCATACATCAGAATTTGGTAATAAGCCAGGTGTTCTTCAGCAATTCAACGTCTATGGGAGCAAGGTAGAGAAACAGCAAAAAGACTATGGCATATAAACCAGGCTACAAGCGTTTTATCGAGGACAACCTACGGATTGTTGATAAACAGGGGATAGAGGTGGACTTTATTCTTAACCTTATTCAAAACAAATACTTACAAGAAGGGACGGGGCAAGATTTAATTCTCAAGGCAAGGCAACAAGGCTTTTCTTCTATTATTCTTGCTATTTTTGCTGCTGATTTTCTGCTCAAGCGTAATTCCCGCTCGGTGGTGGTGGCCGATATTGCTGATAATGCTCAAGAGTTACTCGGTCGAGTGAAGTTCTTTATCAAGTCATATGAGGAACGCAATAAAATAAAAGTGCCGTTAAAATACAATTCAAAATATGAGCTTTACAACAGCGTCTTAAACACTCGCTACACTATTGGCACTTCCACTAACGTTAACTTTGGCCGAAGCAAGACGATAACCAATCTCCACTTGTCTGAACTAGCTTACTATCAAGACCCCGAGAAACTGTTTGCGGGAGCATTACAAGCGGTTGTGCCAGGGGGAAAGGTTATCATCGAGACCACTGCCAACGGGTTTAACTTTTTGAAGACACTGTGGGTCGAGTGTGAAATGGGAGAGAGACCCTTTAAGCCTCTATTCTATGCTGCCTCTGACTTCTACTCTCCGGAATTTCTTAAAAGGAAGCAACAAGAGCTGAAACGTTTGTACAAACAAGAATATCCGGAAACAGCCGAAGAGGCCTTTTTGGCTAGCGGTGAGTGTTACTTTGACACTGAAGCATTAGCACTTTACTTTCAAGAAACTAAAAATGTTACGACGATATAGAAAGATAGAACCAGGTGAATTTATTGTTGTTGGTGTTGATACTGCCGCTGGGGGGTTAGATTATTGTGCTGCTCAATTCTTAAGCAAGACAAAGTTAGATGTGCCGATTGTTTATCATGCAAAGGCGCTGGCGACCGAGATGACACCGATTGTTTTTAGCGAGTTGGAGAAGATATGTGATATTACTGGTGTTCCTCCTACCGTGGCTTACGAGCGCAACAATGGTGGTGTGTTTGAGCTAGAGAGACTAGCTTCTCTTAATCGTTTAAACAAGTTTAGAATATTTAATATGGTAACCTATGGGGCGATTGATAATCCTGAGAAAAAGAAAATTGGTTGGGATACTAATTCTGCTACGCGGCCGAAGATGTTGTCAGACCTTAAAGAGGCGATTGACAAGAGGTTGGTTAAGTTATATGACAAGCGGACAGTTGATGAGCTGTTTTCTTTTATCGTTGTGGAAACCTCTTCGGCGTGGAAAGCACAAGCAGAGAAGGGGGCGCACGATGATTTGGTGATGGCCTTAGCAATAGCATGGCAGTTACAACAGACTGAGGCTAAACCAGCAGACAGTGGTAATATGGATTATAAAAACGTATTGAAACAAAGGAATTGGAAGATAGGAGGACAATGAAATCTTTAGTAACTGTTGACTATGAAATGGCGCAAGAGCCTATTTGGGGCATGCTCCGTGGCGTGGACGAGGAAACTTGGGAAATTAAAAGAGCGTTAGCCGCTTTTCAAGTCAATCCCAACCTTATTCCTCGTGTTGTTCGTGCTATTGCTAATATTGCTTGGGGAACAGGGTTTGGGAAGGTGCAGATATTTATGGAAAATGGGCGGGTTAGTATGATAAAGCCAGAGGAAAGCGATAAGGTGGACAAGCCAGCGTTGAAAATTGACAACCTATAGCAAATTGCTTTATAATTAGCCTAAGAGACTCTAAAGGCGAGAAACCAAGGAGTTACCCTTTTATGTGAGGGTGGCTCCTTTTTTTTGTTAATTAATATGAGAAATGAACTAACAGTTGTCGGTAGTAACCGCGAGCAGGAGGTATTCAAAACAGTTTATAGCCACTATACCCTTGCTAAGCAAGACTTAGAGGCTCGTATCCCTGATTGGGATAAAAAAGACGAGTTATTCCGCTCCCATATTGATGATACCAACTGGCCCTATAATGCCGTAGTCTTTGACCCACGTGTCTTTGCCGCTATCTTTGAGAAAACCTCCCGATTGTTGGCAAGAAAACCCAAGGGCCGTCTTGTCCCCCGTGAGGGTGGTGATGTTTTAGGGGCAAAGATTAACAATGAGGTTTTGTCATTCCAATGGGATGAGACACAAAGAATAGGCAATCGTCCTATGGTAGCCGAGTGGGCGTTGATAGACCAAAATGCCCGCAAGTATGGAGCAGGATTTGGGATATGTAAGTGGCATTATCAGACTAGGCTAGTTGATGACCCCAAGAAAAAAGGCAAAAAGAAGAGAGAGGTTTACTTTGATGGACCCACCTTTAAGGCTTTAGTTAATCGGGATTGTCTCCCCAATCCTTCTTATTCGACTATTAAAGGCTGGTTTCAATACCGCGAATATCTTACTATTGATGAGTTAACCGAAGTTAACGATGTTGCTCAGGGTAAGCCTATTTACAAGAATTTAGATCTGCTTAGACAGCAAATAGGCAAGGAAAATGAGGGTGGTGGTGATACAAGAGAAAGTAACTGGGCCTCTAAGAACAAAGAAATCAGTGGTTTAACCGACTATTTAGGTAAAGATGAGACAACTAAGGTAGTAGAGATAGTTACCGAGTATCGCCCCGATAGGTGGATAGTCTTTGCTCCTAAGCACGGTGTCATTATAAGAGATATCCCCAATCCCTATCGCCATGGCCAAATCCCTATAGTTTTGCTTAAATACTATGAGGTTGATGATGACTTATATGGGTTGAGTGAAATTGAGCCAGTTGAGAAGCTCCAGAGGGCTACTAACGCTATCGTTTGCCAATACTTAGACGCTATCAATATGAGCCTTTATACTCCGCTCCAGGTTAATCCCCTCGCTGTCCAAATGCACACCTTAGAATTTGGACCAGGAGAAAAGTGGCTAATGAATACGCCAGGTAAAGATGTTGTTCCCTATGAGACATCGCCATCGGGAGTAAGCGAGTTTGTTAATACTTATCGCTTTTTGATTGGAGCAATACAAGAGGCTTTGGGTGAGACATCAGCCGCTATTTCTAACTTAACGCCAGGCGAAAGCAAGAAAACAGCCACAGAGATAAAGGACTTGGCTATCACTCGTAGGGCCAGAGATAACTTTAACCAAATATTTTTATCAGAAGCGATTAAGAGGCAAATGAATCTTTGGTATTTAATGAACCAACAGTTTTTGTTCACCAATCCACGCGAAAAGGTTAAAATTATCCGTGTTGTTGGCAAAGATGCTCTTTCTTTTTTCCAGCAACAGGGGTTGAGCGAATACGGTCTTTCAGAAGAGGATATTCAGAAGCTTAGTGGTGAAGAAATGGAAGGGGTTAACATCAATCCTGCGCAATTGGCAAAACCTCTTTATCCTGTTGGCAAAGGAGAAGAAGCATTGCCAAAGTTTATGGTAGAGCCAGGTGGCCAAGTGGGTCACCTTTTATTAGAACCAGAGGACTTGACAGGTAGTTATGATTATATTCCCGATATAGAGACAATGGCCGTGCCCGACGAAGCACAGGTTGTTGCTCTAAAGAACCAATTGATAGAGATATCCAAAGATGCCACTATCGCTGGGTTATTGGCGCAGGGTGGCTACCAGTTGAAGATGAAAGAGGTATTAGAAGATTTTTTTGAGACAGCGGGCATGAAGGATGCTGATAAATATTTTGAACGAATAAAAGGAGGTGTCAATGTCACTAACCAAGCAGGAGCGCCAGGCGCTCAAGGAGTGCCGATGGGTCAAGCAAATGTCCCAGCAGGAGGGGTGGGAGCAGGTGCTCAAGCCGTTCCTAGAGAACAAGGTCAAGCACAGCTGGCTCGACCCGCGCAAGGTCAAATCTCAAGATAAATTCTTTTACGAGTATGTAACGGCATGGGGATTTGCTCAAGCTGCGAATGAGATATTGCATTGGGTAGAGAGCAAGATATCGCAAGGTAAGGCGTTGGAAAAAAAGAGATTAGGCAAGACAAAGACGTTTAATATAGGGGGGTGAGGATATGTCAATACTTATAGAAAATACATACGATAGCCGTCCAGAGATGGACAATAATCCTGTTGCCAAAGTGGTTGAATTTGATGGTCAAGCGATTTCTATCGGACCAGGACAGCGCTTAAGTGTCCTAGAAGACGGCACGGCAGTTGGATTTATTTCTAGTAATGGAGATGTAGCAGAGATAACAGGAGATACAGGGAATACAGAGGGCTATTCACGTTCATAAAATAAACAAATGCCATTTAGGAGCAAAAAGCAACGAGCCTGGATGTATGCCAATAAACCTAGTTTAGCAAAGAAGTGGGCAAAAAAGTATGGCAGTAAAATCAAGAAAAAGAAAAAAACAACGAAAAGGAGGAAGAAGCGCACTCGCTCCTCTTCCCGAAAGCGGCGCTAAATTTTGGCAAGGTGCGGAGACTAATACCTTTAAAATCAAATCGTCTTCCAAATGCCGACATCACTTTATCCGCCGTTCGG